CGCTTGCTTTACACGAACCGTGTTTTGAGAAATACCTCCCTAAATGAGCGGCAAAAGTCAAAAATTGCCGACGCTATTTCAGAAGCTGGTTCAATAACAGAGGCAAAGACAATATACCAAACGCTCGAAAGCACAGTGGAGAGTTCTCCAAAGCGAGGACCACAATCACTGAGCGAAGCAATCGGTCGTCAGCGCACTTCTGTTATTCGTGCTTCCCGCAGGGAAAGCACACCATCCGATCCGCATATGGATAGGATGAAAAAACTAGCAGGTATCTTGTGAGATACAAATACATTAACATAGGAGGTATTTTAAAATGGCTGGTATTGTAGAAAGGTTGACCGAAGGTATTGTCAACCGTGATATGCGTGCCGAAGGGCATGCCGTAGTAGAAAAGTGGGGGCGCACAGGACTTTTAGAGGGTCTTGATAATGATCGCAAACGCGAATCTATGGCTCGCTTGCTTGAGAACCAAGCAAAGGAGCTTCTTCGTGAGAACAGCACAATGGCTGGTGGAGATGTTGAGGGTTTTGCAGCCGTCGCGTTCCCCATCGTTCGGCGCGTTTTCGCAGGGCTGATCGCAAACGATCTCGTTAGTGTTCAGCCAATGAGTCTGCCAAGTGGACTCATCTTCTTCCTGGATTTCACCGTTTCCACCAATGGCGCAGGTCTTCCTCGCTTAGGTTATGGTGCACCCAGTGGTTCGGAAGAGTCGCTTTATGGCGGAAACAGGGTGGCTAGCCAGATCACTGGTGGTGTGGTTATTACCAAGGCAGATGCCGAGCGTGGTCCTTATAACTTGAACAACGCATATGCATCTCCAACTGGTTCTGGCCCAGCAGGTAACTTTATTACATATTTGACTTCAAGTGTGTATAGTTCTAGTGCTGGAGAGGCTTTCCTTAAGCTTTGTCAGTATGATCCTGAGCTTGAGAGCGCAACAAACCCAACAGTTGCTATTGGTTACCTAAATACTGCTAACCTCGATCAGTTCAACCTTGACAACATGGTTTCGCTTACCCTGTCGTCTTCCACTGGTGATTCTGGTGGTAATGGAAAGGTCTGGTTGAGCGGTTCTGACGTTGGTGGTGTTCAGCTTCGTCGCTTGACGCGCCTTAGTGGTACGAGTCAGACAGTTGTTTTATTGACTGTTGCTGATTATAACGGTGCTGCTACTGCTGCTCAGATGGCTGCTGCTCTTACCGGCGCTTGTGGAGCATCTGAGGCTCTTGGTTCAGCCATGTCATGTTCCTGGGCACAGACTGATGACTTCACCGCGGCAAATGCCACTGGTGCTGTTGTTGGTCAAACGGCTTGGGGCTTGGAGAACAATGAAAAGATCCCCGAGATCGACATCAAGGTCGACAGTATTGCTGTCACCGCGATGACCAAGAAGCTCAAGGCTAAGTGGACTCCTGAGTTAGGACAAGATCTTAACGCATACCACAACCTGGATGCTGAGGTCGAGCTTACCTCGATTCTCTCTGAGCAGATTGCTCTTGAGATCGACCGTGAGATCGTCGAAGATCTCGTCGTGGGTGCGACCGCTGGTACATACTACTGGTCTCGCTCTCCCGGCCTGTTCGTGAATCGCGCAACTGGTGCTGAAATTGGCGCCTCTTCCGCGGCTCCCGACTTCACCGGTACCGTGTCTGAGTGGTATGAGACTCTCGTTGAGACAATCAACGATGTCTCCGCACAGATCCACCGCAAGACTCTGCGGGGTGGTGCTAACTTTGTTGTCTGCGGACCCGAAGTTGCCAACATCCTTGAGTTCACCGCTGGATTCCGTGCTTCTGTCACTCATGATGACGAGAAGGGTAGCATCGGCGCTGTTAAGGTCGGCTCTCTTTCCAAGAAGTGGGATGTCATCGTTGACCCCTACTTCCTCCGGAATGTCGTTCTCGTCGGACGTCGTGGTTCCTCTTTCCTTGAAAGTGGATATGTATACGCACCTTACGTGCCACTGCAGACCACACCCACCATCTTTGGCCCCGAAGACTTCGTGCCCCGCAAGGGCGTGATGACTCGTTACGCCAAGAAGATGGTCCGTCCTGATATGTACGGTCTTGTTATCGTGCGAGGACTGATGGGCGAAGCGGGTGCTACTAGCTAATCATTGATTAGAATAGAGTAAACAAAAAGGCCCCTATCTTTTTCGAAAGATAGGGGCTTTCTCTTGTGGTAAGACTATTTACCTGCGAATGAAAATATCATTCACAACCTAGTTATCGGATAGACTTTGAACTATCCCCTAGTATCGTTGAAACAGGCCGATACAGGGACACGATTATAAAAGGAGGGTTTTTAACTATGGGAACGAAAAGAATAGGCCTCGCGAGGATGGAGGCTTTGATTGAGAATTTGAAGAGAGATCTGGCAATGGGAGGAGGCACTATGTCAGGCCTTAGAGGCAAGGTGAACAACAGTCTCTTAAATACGGGAAGTGCTGTCACCACTACGCTTACACGCGCTCAGTCTGGAACACACTTCAACATTAACGGCACTGACGACATTGTTGTCAATATGCCAGCGTTGAGCACTAGCAACGTAGGAGTGAAATATTCATTCCTTGTGACTACTGCAGTCGCTAGTGGCAAGACAGTTACATTCGTGTTACCGGGTGCTGGCGTATCTAACTGGTACGCAACAATATTCCAAGAGGGCTCTGGCAGCGAGCCGAGCAAAGATATCGCCGGCGATACCCTAACGCTTATCGCCACATCGGCCATTGGTAGTAAGGTCGAAATGTTGTGCGTTGCTGATGATGGGACAAATTCCACTTGGCAGGTTCTGGTGATTTCCGATCAATTGGCCACCGTTACTTAATAACTAACACTTATTATTAATAAGCTTAAAACCCCTCTTCTTCGGAAGGGGGGTTTTTGTTTTCGAGAAAAAAGCCTAAAAACCCCGATCTGCCGAAAAATACCGCCATCAATTTTTTGAGATTTTCGGTTTTGTCAAATAGGCACTATTTATTATATAACCAAGGAGTTCCCCATGGGAAAAAAGAGAAGGCTGAATTCAGCCAAAGCAAAGTTTGCCGCAAAACGCAGCGCTCACCCTAGAGCCAAGCTTTTAGTACAACAAGTAGCTACAGAAGTAGCCACAGAGGCAGAAACTATTGAAGAAGTGTTGCCTGAAGTGGTCGAAGTTGTAGCCAAAACAACGCCTAAAACGACAAAGGCAAAGAAAGCGACAACGACGAAGAAAGCAGCCTCCAAGCCCAAAAAAAGGACCACAAAAAAGGCAACAACCGAAGCTTCTGCATAAAATAACTTAATCTTTCTAAAACAGCCTTTAGCTTGTCTGGGGGTTTTGTTTTGTCAGAACTATTTACAGCAGGAGAACTATATAGATGCCAACAAACCTTAGCCCTACCTCAACAACAAGCGCAATTGTCTTGACTTCTACTGGAAGCACTGCGCTAGCGGCTGCAGGGTGCCCATTCGGCATTTATACAGGATCCGCGGACTTCATAAGTGGTGCCTCTACACAAGTAGCCTATGTTTATAAGAAACTTGGCGGCGATGTTGTGGACATTGAATTAACGCCAAATAATGTATATGCAGCATATGAAGAGGCGGTGCTAGAATACTCATATATTATTAACCTTCATCAAGGCAAAAATATGCTTTCTGATGTTTTGGGAAACACTACTGGCACGTTCGATCACAAGGGCGATAAAAAAACGGGACCCGCGAGTGTTAATTTAAAATATCCAAGATTTCAAGTAGCATATTCTAAAAAGATCGGCGACGGGTTATCTAAAATCGCCGGCTTTGGAGGCACTGTGCGCGAGTATTCAGCTTCTTTTAAGCCAGTTAGTGACGTACAAGATTACAATATACAACAAATTATCATAGACGCATCAGATTCTGGTGTTGATGACGCCGGCAATGCGGTCGGCTATGCTGGAAAAGTTAATGATAAGAAGGTAAACGTCACACAAGTTTTTTACAAGTCTCCTAGGGCCATGTGGCGCTTCTATGGGTACTATGGTGGCGTAGGTGTCGTTGGTAATGCCTCGACTTACGGCCAGTTCGCAGATGACTCTACTTTTGAGGTTATTCCGACATGGCAAAACAAAATGCAAGCCATCATGTATGAAGACTCGATTTATACCAGGACATCACATTATTCATACGAATTAATTGATAATCAATTACGACTTTTTCCAACACCCAGTTATTGGGGATTTGACGAGCAGGACAGAATTTGGGTTAAGTTTTATATTGAAGGCAATGCTTGGGATGCAACAAGCGCATATACCGGTAGTATCGATGGTGTGAATAACATCAATACAATTCCTTTTGATAATATTCCATATGCAAATATCAATGCAATAGGAAAACAATGGATTCGCAAGTATGCGCTGGCCCTTTGTAAGGAGATGCTGGGCCAAATTCGCGGAAAATTCACCACAATGCCAATTCCGGGCGAAAGCGTGACTTTAAACCACTCAGAATTGCTCTCACAGGCCAAAGAAGAGCAAACGGCGCTAAAAGATAAACTGAGAGAGATACTCAAAGAAATGGAATACACAGCATTAGCCAAACAAGACAGCGAAAAGGCCGCAGCCGCCGCAGAAACCTTTAAGTATTCCCCATTGCCGATTTTTGTAGGATAACTAATGAATGTCAGATGAATGGAAGAAACCAGCCGCACCGCCACCGCCTCTTTTCCTAGGAAAAAAAGAGCGAGACCTTGTAAAACAGGTTAATGATGAATTAATTGAAAAAGTCATTGGTCAGCAAATTCTTTATTATCCTATTGATCTAGAAACCACCAATTTTCACGAATTATATGGAGAAGCGGTCGAAAAGACCTATTTGCCTCCAGTTCGAGTATATGCGTTAGTTGAATTTACTAACTATTCCACCGAATACATGGAAGGCATCGGAATCGATAAGGCTTGGGAGATTATGGTGCACTTTCATCGTCGCAGACTCACAGAAGACCAAAACTTGTTTGTGCGAGAGGGTGATTTTGTGCTATACGGCGATTTCTACTATGAGATCGTAAAACTCTCAGAGCCAAAGAAATTATTTGGTCAAATTGACCATAGTTTCGAGATTGCAGCTACTTGTAAGAGAGCCAGAAAGGGATTATTCGATGCTACCTGATAACTTTGACTTTGCAATGTTGCCTGCTGATGCAACCTCAACCACCTTAGAAGAAGTGGGTATTTTAGAATCTACTATTGAAACTATCGATTATGCAATGACTTCTTGGATCAAAGAAGATCTCAAGTTAACTACGCACACAAATGAAGGCTTTAAGGAGGTCCCAGTTTTGTGGCAAGCTCCCGAAAGAGCATTTCAGATTAAAAATGAAAAAGACTTAAGAGATGATGCCGGCGCTTTAAAACTCCCATTAATTAGCATTGAACGCTCTAGTATTACGAAAGATCCCGCAAGAAAAGGAGGCTTCCAAGCGAATTATTTTTCAAAGGATAAAAACGGCCGCACTGGCCGTATCGTAATTGCTAAAAAGATAGTTCAAGACAAAACTAGAAATTTTGCCGTCGCTTCCGGCACAAGAACTAACACAGGAGGCACCGAACAGCGCTATTACCCGAGAAAAAATAAAAAAGTAGTAATTCGTTCTCTATCTATTCCGATTCCTGTATACGTTAATATTGATTATAAGATTATCCTCAAATCTGAATATCAACAACAGATGAATGATATGATAGCGCCATTTATTGCACGAACCGGACAAATTAATGCTTTTGTTATGAAAAGAAATGGGCACTTATATGAAGCTTTTATTGATCAAAACTTTGCTCACAACAACAACGTTAATAATTTAGCTGAGGATGTGCGTATGTTTTCTGCCGAGATTACAATAAAGGTTTTAGGATATCTCATTGGCGAAGGCAAAAGCGACGATCGCCCAATTGTAAGAATAGACGAAAACACAGTAGAAATCTCGTTTCCCCAGGAACGAACTGCTCTCCCAGGCTCCGAAAACATATTTGGAGATATTTGGGACGGTAATCTATGACCTGATGACGGCTCAAAAAATTAGTTCCTGAAGAGAACCCCTATTTTTCTTTATAGTTCAGGAGCCGTTTGGTATTAGGAATACTATTTATTTTATGATTGCAGTAGCGCATATTCTACATTTTATACGAGGGAAAAAAACAGTATGTCAGTAAAGAATTTTAAATTTGTATCTCCCGGAGTGTTTATTAACGAAATAGACAACTCCTTTATTCCGCAAAGCCCAGGCGAGATTGGTCCTGTTGTAATTGGACGTTCCTCACGAGGCTTGGCGATGCAGCCAATAAAAGTTGAATCTTTTGCTGAATTCGTCGAAGCCTTCGGCGATGTTGTTCCTGGTGCTGGCGGCGGCGATATTTCTCGCGACGGCAACAATCAATCTCCAATGTATGGAACATATGCCGCAAAAGCTTTTTTGAATGCTAACGTAGCCCCTCTTACTTATATTCGTCTCCTGGGACAACAGGAAACTGGCGCCAGTAGCGATGGCATTGCTGGTTGGCAGACAGCCAAAACAGCGGCCCCCGCAACATCTCAAGATCCCGGCAATGGAGGCTCCTATGGCTTGTGGCTGTTCCCAAGTCAGTCAACCAGTGTGACTCTCGGTACCGGAATGCTCGGTGCTGTATGGTACCTCAATCATTCTGCATCTATTCGTTTAAGTGGAACCGTTCACATGGGCTCAGTCACAACCGCTTCGGTGGGCACAGTTATCGGCACCGACTCAGATAAATTATTTACGGTCCTT